TCAAGTCCCTCCACCCGCACCATTCTTACCCGTATTACCCCTTTTTTTACTGGCTGTTTGGGTCGTGCTGCATGGCGGGTCCGCCATCTGGTCCGCCAGTCGATCGACGAATGTTTCGAGGTCACGGACGCGCCAGACGGTCGTTCCGTCCCACTGGATCGGGGCCGGGCAGCGCCCTTTCTGCACGCGCGCGTAGAGCGTGCTGCGGCTGATTCCCAGCATCGCGGCGGCTTCATTGGCGCGGACAAGGAGGGCAGTGGGCATGGTCAGTCCTTGTTCGCTAGTTCAAGCAGCACATCTGCATGGCAGGGCGCATCGAGGGGGCACCAGCATGCCAAGTCGAGCCCGCGCAGGTAACGCCGGATTTCATCGAGGCGCGGCACCGGGCCGGGCATGGCGGCCATGACATGATGCACGATCAGGGAAGGCCGCGCCGCGACGCAGGTGTTTGAGTAATCGCACAGCACGATCGCGGCGCGGAACAAGGCAACGGCGGTCTCTGCATCCGGCACGCCGGGCGCTCCGATCGCGAAGCAATTACCCCAGTGCGAGCGTCGATCGACGATCACCGCGTCGGGGTGCAGGTGTCGCCACGGTTTGGCGCGGGTCATGCGGACGCGCTTAGGCATCACTCACCCTTCTTCTGCGCCGCAGAGGCGGGCACCTCGTTCCACTCGCGCCCGTCGAGGGTGCGGCCTGCGCGGGCTTTGCTGAGCAGCCTGCCGGTCTTTGGGCAACGGCAGCGGTCAGCGTTGTGCAGGCGGTTGTGATCCGCGCGTGTCATAAGGCGCAGATTGGCTATGCGGTTGTCGGTTTTGTCTTCATTTATGTGATGCAGAATCTCGCCTTTTGCCGGGCGTGGGTTTCCTGCGGCTACCCAGACGACGATATGCTCGTAGGCCCAGCCGTTGGGGTCGGCAAGCGGATGGCCCTTGCCGACGCGAACCTTGACGTGCCCGGTGCTGCCGGGGCGACTTCCGGGCCTCCATCGGTGTTGCGCGGACGCCTTGGCGTGATTGCCGTGCTTGCCTCTAGCCATTTGGAAATTCCCGCACCATGAGGTCAGACGGGATCGCGGCCTTTTTCGCCATTTGCTTCATGAAGAACGCCACGCCCGCCGCCTGACACTGGTCGCGCAGGGACCGCGCCCAACCGGGGTGCATGGGGCGGGCCTTGGGGCCGCTCTCGCCGCCGACGATGACCCAGTCGAGGATCGCGGGGTCGGCGCCAATATGTTCGCCGTCATCCCATGTGCCCTCCAACACATTGCAGTTAAGCCAACGCCCATCGGGATGAATGCTGCGCAGGTCCACCGGCCCCAGCAGCGGCTCGGCGCTGACAAACCGCACCGCTGCCGGGGTGGCGAGCAGGTGGGGGATGCGCGCGTCGGCGGTGGCCTGATCCTCGACGGACGTGCCGAGCCAGACGTTGGGAAGGGGCCAGATATCCGGCATCTGAGCAAAGTTGTCGGGCAGAGAGTTATTGAGCAGCGATGCGAATGCAACACCTCCGTATTTTGATCCAAGATCAGAGGCAACTGCCTCGGCGCGCCTATAAATCTTGTAAGCCCCCATCGGGCGTGGACCCCACGTGATGTGACGATCTGGCAGCGTTGATAGATATTCGCGCGCCCGCTCTGGCCGCTTGGTGAGCACCTGAAACGTGTGGCGCGGGGCCAGTGCCATGACGGCGAACACCCGGTCGATCCATTCATCCGGCACGTTCTCGTGGAACAGATCGCCATGCGCGCAGACGAAGATCATGCGCGGCCTGCGCCAGCGCAGGGGCTGGTCGAGCCACTGTTCGTTGAGGCGCACCTCGCCCGTGAATTTGGCCTCGCCTGCCGCGTTGACGCGGGCGAGCCCGGCGCGGCTGGGGTGGTGCTTGAGCCGGGTCGCGGCCAGTGTGGCGGCATAGCAGTTGCGGCACCCCTCGGATACCAGCGTGCAGCCCGTGATCGGGTTCCACGTCGCGTCGGTCCATTCGATCTTGGTCTGGTCGCTCATGTCGGATTACCTTCCTTGTCTCACGCCCGCCCGGAGCGTTCGTGTTCCGGTGCCGGCCGGCCGTCGGGCTCGGGCCACAAGGGCTTCTCGCCGGTGATTTCTTTGATGATGGCGGTGACCGCGTCGCGCATGAGGGCCTTGAAGATTTCCTTGGCGCTGAAATCCTGCACGAAGACCATGCGGATGCGGCCCAGTTCGAGCGCGCCCTGCATGGTGTCGGACTGCGCATAATAGGCCACCCACCAGTCACCCTCGACGCGCATGGCGAGGCGGCCTGTTTGTGTCGTGTCGTTCATCGTGGTTCCTTTCGTCGATCGAGGGGGGGCGGCCCCCGTTGCCGGGGGCCGGGCGGGTCAGGTTTCGGGGCTGCCGATGAAGAGGGGCAGTTCGGTGGCGGCCCGGGCGGTCTCGATCGCTTCCTCGAATGCGGTGTCGAGCGCCTTTTGCATTTCGTAGATGGTCAGCGAAAAGGTGAGGTTGCCGCCGCGCTTGCGGTAGCTCAGGCGCAGGGTGAGGCGGAACAGGTCGCCGGATTCGAAGACCGGGATCGCGATCAGGAACAGGTTGGCGATCTTGAGCGGCCTGCCCTGCGCGTCCTTGTGTTCCTCGTTGAAGTTCACGCGCGTCTCGCCGGTGTCGGGGTCGGTTTTGATCTCCAGATCGCTGGTCTCGTGCACCTGGAACTGGCGGCCCATGTTGATCAGCTGATGCAGTTGGCCGAACCGCCCCATGATCTTGTCCCGGATTTCGAGGTTGCGCAGTTCCCAGGCGGCGGCGTCCTTGGTGGTTTTGCCGTCGCCGAGAAGGGCCGGGGTCGGGTCGATCAGGTCGCTCGCGTGGCGCTCGATGAAATCGCAGAGCTCGTCCTTGGTGAGGGCCTTGCCGGAGACTGCGGCCCAGCGTTTCCATTCCTTCGACAGGGGGAAGGCGTAGCGCCCCACGTGGTCGCAATGCGACGCGCCCGGCTCGCCCGTTTCGGTGCCCGAGGCGGCGGGTTCCTGGGCGTGGTAATTGGCGACGCAGGACAGGCTCAGGCGCTCGGGGTCGGGGTTGGCGAAAAGGACGCTGGTCGGCCCCTTGAAGCGGTTGGTCCAGTCGATCAGCGACTGCAGGGTGCGCAGGCTGGCGGTGCCCTTGCGCCGGGCGGGGCGGTAGCGTTCCTGCGCGGCGTGGAAATAGGGCGTCAGGTCCTCGATCTTGCGGCCCTCGGGAATCGAGACGAGGCTGGTTTCGCCGGGGGCGGGCGGTGTCCCGATCAGGTCCTCGGTTCTGCCGAGGCTTGCCATGAGCTGCGCGAGGTCGAGCAGGTCTCCGGGCTGTCGGGTGGTGTCGGGTGTGGTGGTCATTTGTCTGTCCTTTCCGGTTGGGATCAATGAGGGGCGGGGCGGATCATTCCGCCGCGCGGATATCGCGGGCGGGTTCGCTGGTGTCGCGGACACCGCCGCGCATCTTGGCCAGCATCGGGCTTTCGAGGGTCAGGTGCAGATCGTCGCCGATATAGGCCGCGCCCGAGGCGGGCGGCGTCTTGGGCTTGGTGAAAGTCACCGTGCCGGTGATCTGCACGTCGCCGGATTTCTGGCGCTGGAACGTGACCTTGAGGGTCATGTGGCCCTTGGGCTTGCCGCCGAATTCGGCTTGGTGATCGACCAGGGCGGCGAGCAGATCGGCCTGACCTTCCATCACCTCGCCGTGGAAGTTGCCGCCGTCGAGAATCGCGAGGAGCTGATCCATCGAGGTTATGGTGAATTGGTCCGTCATGCCTGTTTCCTTACCTGTCGGGGGTGGCGATTTTGCCCGTGTGGGCGTCGAAGTCTGTGCGCAGCGCGTCGAAGCGCGCGGCGGCGGTGTCGTCGAGATCGAGGTCGCGGCGCGAGGCTACCCGGCACTGGGTGCGCAGCCATTCGGCGGCGGCGCTGGCGCAGAACCGGCCCGGGGACTCGGCGTGCCGGGCTGCGAAGTCCTGAAAGCGCGGATCGTTGCACAGGATGCCCGCCTGCGTGGCGCGGGGCAGGTCGTTGAAGGGGGTGCGGATGGCGGTCATTGTGCGGCCTTTCGCTTTTCGCGGGTGGCGTGTTCGAGCTGCGCGATCTTGAGGATCAGCGGTTTCAGCTCGGGCGGGGCGCTGTCGTAGTCGCGTCCAGAGCGCCCGTTCAGGCGGGGCAGCAGGGCGCGGGGCACGGCGATCCAGTTCTCGGGATCGGTGTTGGTCTTGTCACCGTCCAGGCATTTGAGGGCATGACCCTCGGGCAGGGGGCCGTTGGCCTGTTCCCAGAGGTAGCGGTGCTTGTGCATGAACCGGGTCTCGTGGCCGGTGTAGGGGTTGCGCAGTGGCACTTTCATTTCGATGTAGCCATCCTTGCCGATGCGCTCGGACCAGAGCGGGAGGGTGTTCGGGGCGCGGCGGCCTTTTCTGAACCATCCCTTTTCGGAGCCAGCAGGGCGAAAGCCCGTTTTCCCCTTGTTGTGGCTCGGTTGCCCCCTGACGAACTGACCGGTGCGGCCCGTCAGCCAGCCCTTGCGTTTGCACAGCGCGGTCAGGTTCTGTTGGCTGACATCGGTGCGCCCGAAGTGGGCGACGAATTGCGCGTGCAGATCGCGGCGCGGCAGGTCGTGATGCGCCTCGATCCACGCAAGCTCGGCGTCGCTGTAGGGGATCGCCGCGCCCTTCATTCGGAATCGCCCTCGGGCTTTGCGGGCAGGGCCTTGCCCACGGGGGGCAGCATCGGCAGGATCTTCTCGCCATGCTCGGCAAAGAGTTTCGCGGCGGTCAGGTTGAGTTTCTGCCCCTCGATGATCTGATCGGCGACGCTGACCATCGCGCTCGCGCGTTTCGTCTCGGCGTCGATCTGTTCGGCGGTCAGGTCTTCGTCGCCCAGGCGTTCGATCTGGGCAAAGAGGTGGTTGTGCAGGTCGGCCATGGTGTTCTTCATGCCGACACCGTCACGACATAGGCGCAGAGGGCGAAGGTCACGGAGACCACGGCACAGAACCCGGCAAATTGCTGGTCGGTGGGTTCGATCTTCTGGCCGGGTTTCCCGCTGGCCATGCCGCAGATCACCGCCATGAGCAGCGCCATGATCCAGAGCAGGATGGAGGTGATGAACAGGGCGATTTCGGTCATCATATCCACCCCGCCAGCAGGGCAGCGACCCACACAGCGCCTACGAAAATCGCGATGACGGCGAGGGCGACCAGGATGCCGGTCAGCAGCACCGTCCAGAGGTTGGCCGGGTCTGCGGTCCAGTCCAGAGCGGGCACCGGTTTCTGGGCCGTGGTCCGCCACGCGACATGGCAGTTGGGGCATTCGCGCAGGCCAACGTCCCTGCCGAGCGGCGTTTTGGGCGGTGGTGGCGTGGTCGGGGCGCTCGCGCGCGGCTGGACGCACGATCTGATTGCCAAGCTCGGGGCTGGTGCGGGCTTCTTGGCCATGTCAGGCACCTCCTTGATTGCCGCAGGATGGGAAAAGCCGCGCGCGCGGGCGGTGTCCGTGAGTGGTGTGCCCGCGCGCGCGCCGGGGGCGGGGGGTGCGCCGCCGGTGTTGGAAAGGGCCGGGGGCGTCGAGCAGACCGCCCCCGGCAAGTTGGCCGTTGCGCGGCGAAGTTCGCCCAAGTCTCGCGCATCCGGCCTGTGGGAGAAGGTGGGGCGGGTCATGCCGTGAAGGCCGGGGCCGACGCGGATGCCACGGCGATCATGCGGCGGGCGAGGCGGGTCCAGTTGCGGATCGCCTCGGCCTCGGATGCGCCGGTGCCGGTGATGCCGTGCAGCCCGATCTCGAACAGATGGGTGCAGGTGCCCGATGGCGGGATGTAGGTGCCGCCCGCCTCGATCACCGCGCCCCAGATGATGTCGCTGGCACTGGCGGGGTCGGCGCGCTCGAGGCTATCCGCGAGGCGGGTCAGTTCGGCCATGGATACGGGGCCGGTCATGTCAGCGTCCTTTCCTGTTGCAGGGCCATCTGCGCCCAGGCGGTGATCGCCGCTGCCGGGCTGCGCGCCGGGGGCGGCTGCAGGCCGTAGCAGCGGCAGTGATGGCCCTCGGCATCGTCCCAGACATCGGCGGGGCCGTGGGTGATCAGGAATTGCCGCAGGTTGGTGCCGGTCTGGCCGCCCGCGAAGCGGTCGAGCGTGGCCTGCGCGAGGCTTGCGGCGCGGCGCAGGCGGGTGAGGGCGGCGGGGCTCATGCCCGTGCCCGCGGCTTGTGACCGGCCTCGAACTCGTGCCGCCGCGACCTGCGCAGACGGTGCGCGCGGCGATGCTCCAGCAGCTCGGCGCAGATGTCCTCGAGCGTCATGGCGAGGATCGCCTGATCCGTGGCGTCGATCTGGCCCATGGCGCGGCCCGGATCGCTGCGGCCCAAGAGGCGCAGCGTGTCGTCGGAAACGGCGCTGTGCGTGTGGGTTGCGCGGAGGTGTTTCGCGGGGGTCTGCATGTCGGGTCTCCAATAGTTGTCATTTCGCGGAAATCGGTCGGCGGTGATTACGCAGCCTTGGCCCTCGGGGCGGCGGCGATACCCGTCACCTCCTCAAGACCGCGACCAGACATGGACAGGGTGTGGCCGATGCGTTTCTCGGTCTCGACGTATTCGAGATAGAGGTCTGGATTGAGTCTGGCGGCGGTGCGCAGGTCGGCGGCGCTTGCCATGATGCAGAACACGCAGGACAGCCGCGTCATGCCCTCGGCATAGGCCCAATGCGGCGTCTGGCCTGCCTCGGCGATGGCGGCGAACACCTGTGCCTCAGTCCAGTCGAAGACGGGCATCCAGTCATACCATTCGCGGCCCGCCTTGCTGTTGCGGGCGTTGTGGCGGAAGGGTGTTCGCTTCGCGCGATCGGCGCTTTCATCAGCGCGGATGCCCATGCAATTCACGACAAGCCCGCCATGCTCGGGTTGCAATTTGAGGTAATGGCGGATTGTGCGCTCGATCGGGCCGCGCTTGAGGTCGCTGGTGCATTGGCGGTGCTTGGGGCTTGGCCACATGCCGCGATGCTCGACCATTTCGAGGAAGGTCTTGTTCGGGTTACGGCAGACCAGAAGCGGCAGATCGCCGATGGTTTCGCGGATGTGATCGAGGTTGCCCGCCCATTCGACGCGCCCCAGATCGGCATGGATCACGACCAGCTGCGCGGCGGGTACAAGTTGCCTGAGCATGATCGTCATCGCCTGACTGTCTTTGCCTGCGCTGTGGTTCACAACGAACAGCGCGCCGCGCTTGAGCAGATCCGCGATGTGGTCGGGCGTCTGCATGTCGGGTCTCCCATCTCTGCGCCGGGTGTGGCGGTGATGGGGGTGAAGTTCGCATTTGGCGAACAAAATTGCAATAATAAAATTCGCCCATGGCGAACTATCGCGGTGCAAGGCCGCGACGTTTTTAGAATCAGCATGAGAGTTGATCCTGGGCGAGCGGTGTTGCCTCGCGAGATTTATCTATCTACGGTTTTAGGAATTGCACTTTAATGGGGAGCTACAATGAGACGTCGTTTATTTATTATCGGGTCATGCGCTTTGGCACTTGCGGGCTGCGCAGAACCGGTCACACACGCTACGCCAAGCGGGCGACCTGAAGTGACAATCAGCGGTCGCAGCTCGGCGTGGGCGAAGGATAGATTGACAAACGAAATGCTGAACAGGGGTTACACAGTAACGATGGACTCCGGCAGCACCGTCGCGTTCGACCGGGCTTCGAATAATGCGCTCGCAAACGCGTTTTTTGGGAGCGGTTATGACGGTGTCCCCAATGCCAGGATAACCTATTCGATCGTCCAGATCGGGGGTGACACGCGAATCGTCGCCGACATGGCGGTAATCACAAATCCGGGTTCCGCATTCGAGCGCCGCACGCCCATGAATAACAATCAGGACAGCACAGAGATCCAAGAGCTTCTAAATCGGATCAAAGCAAGTGCTTGATCTGTTCGCCTAAATTTCCCTAAGGGACAAGGGCACTCTGCACCAAATCCTTTTTAAGGCGAGCAGTTGTTGACCAACGCTCGCCTTTTTTCTTACCCTGAACGCATGGGGAACATTTGGGGGTGCTATGTCTTACGAGGAAGAAGCTGATTTCATTGCGCAGGTTATAGCCCTTAGCCCCAGTTCTCGTCGCGACTTATTCGCTATGATTGAGGCTCTTTCTCGAGAAGCGACGCTGCGTGACGCGATACCGCCCGACGATCTTCATCGCTGAGTGACTTCATGATTTCCAGATGTGTGATGATCTCCTGTGACACATCATCGCTGTCGATCAGCTCGTAGATAGAAACATGAAGCTCCCGCGCTAGAAGCTGGAGCAGCCGCCCGCTTGGAAATTTCTTGCCGGTCTCAATTTCCGAAATGTAACTTTTGCTGCAGCCGACTTTGTCGGCCAGCATCTCGCCAGTTAACCGGCGTTTTTTCCTTAGTTCTCTAATGCGTAGCTGCATAGCTATAATCTGCCACGATTGGACGCGACTGCCTAATCGCATATAGCGAACTTTTGTGGTTGCAATTAAGTTCGCTTTTTGCGAACTTTACCAGATGATGAGCCTTAAAGAATATCTCGCGTCGGCAAACCGCACTCAGCGTGAATTCGCTAGCGCCGTAGGTGTGTCGCCGTCTTACTTGAATGAAATAGTCAAGGGCTCGAAGTCGCCTAGCTTGGCGTTGGCAGTCAAAATACAGCAGGAAACGAAGGGCTGCGTGGCAATTTCTTCGCTTAGCGCATCCAGAGGTGCCGCATGAGCCGGGACAGCCTGCCGCCATCGGTCGTTGTGCATGTGCATGGGTCATCATACCCCGATGCTGGCACGGGCGGCGGGGCGGTGTCGCCCTGGGATGTGTCCGCATCTTCCGCCGCGCCCAAGTCCGCCGTGCCTGTGTCCGGGGCGCTGCCCGCCGATTTTCCGCATGACGCGCATCGTGCCGCGCTGTCGCGGGGATCGGTGCCGCGCGGGCCGGTGCGGGGCCGGGCCGTGGCCGATCCGCATCAGATACAAAAGGCGATGCCGCAGCTGTGGCAAAGCTTTATCCGCGCGAATTTCCGTGATCTGCGGGACGTGATGGTCGCGTTCGGCGTGTCCGAGCGGGCCGCGCGCAAGTGGTGGAACGCCGAGGGTGGCGTGAACGGGGCCTATGTCTGTTTCGCGCTGCGCCGCTGGCCCGCTGAGGCCCGGCAGTGGCTGGAGGCGGCATAATGGCGCGCGGGTTCGGGGCCTTGGCGGATTTCTCGGGCGGGGGCGGACAAAAGTCCGCACGCAAGTCCGGACCTAAATCCGGCGCGCGGTCCGCACGCAAGTCCGGACCTTTCTGCGGTTCCAAGTCCGCCCCGAGGGCCAATGCGACCGAGTTGATCAGCGCCTACCGGCATTTCGAGCGGCGCTGCAGCGAGCGGTTCGGGCTGTCGCGCGAGGCCGCATTGGCGGTGTGGCGCAGCGCGGTGGCGGCGTTCTTTGCGGGTGAGTTCCAACGGCTCTGCCCGGTGGCGCGGATCGAGGGGCCGGGGCGGCGCGTCTTTGCCTGGGCGCTGGAGGATGGACGGGTGATGTTCATCCTCTTTGACTGCGACCGGGTGTTGCCGCTGACCGCGCTAATCGAGGGCATGGGCCTGCGGGGCCGCGGGGGCAGTGTCGTGCGCCTGTCGGTTCCGGGCGGCATGGCAGGGGGTGCGTGATGGCGCAGAACAGATCCAGCGCGGTGATGGCGCAGCGGTCGGAGCCGCATGACAGTCTTGATGATTTCCCGACGCCGCCCTGGGCGGGCCGCGCGCTGTGCCGGTTTCTGCGGGGTCATCTGCTGCAGCATCTGCAGCTCTTCACGGTGCGCGAGCCTGCCGCCAACCGGGGCCATCTGGTGCGGGCGCTGGCGCGCGAGTTCGACATGGTGCTGGCGTCGGATGTGCATGATTACGGAGCCGGGTTCGAGGTGCTGGATTATCTCTTTCCCGGCCCGCTGGACACGACGGGCTGGACCATCACCAACCCGCCCTTTCGTCTGGCCGAGCAGTTCGTCGCGCGGGCCTTGCCGCTGTCGGGGATAGGGGTGGCGATGCTGGTGCGGTCCAGTTTCATCGAGGGCGCGGGGCGCTATCGGCGCTTGTTCCGGGGCCAGCCGCCGACGCATATCCTGCAATTCTGCGAGCGCGTGGTGATGCACAAGGGCCGTGTGCCGAACCCCGATGTGGCGGTGCCGACATGGTCGGAGAGTGCCGAGGACTGGGTCATGCGCAAGCCGTCTACGGCGGCGTCCTATGCCTGGCTGGTGTGGTTCGGGCCGTATTTCGGGCGCGCGACGGAGCTGCACTGGGTGCCGCCCGGCACGCGCCGCGAGCTGACGCGGCGGGGGGACTATCCCGAGAGCGGCATCGCCCGGATCGAGGAGCGGGTGCGATGACCGAGCATCAGGCCCGCATAGCCGCCTGTGCGCGGCGTGGATTGACACAGGCCGAGACGGCGCGCGAGCTGGGCCTGAGCAACGGGTCGGTCTCGGTTGTCAAGAAGGCGCTTGGATTGTCATTTGTCCACAAGGGGCGAGGCCGTCGCGCGGCCAAGCCGTATGACGAGCGGATCAAGGCCTGTGCGGCACGGGGCCTGACGCAGGCCGAGACGGCGCGCGAATTGGGTGTCGACTCGGGTTGCGTGTCGAAGGTGGCGCGGCGGCTGGGGCTGGAGTTCGCCTACAGGGGGCGCGGCTTTCCCGCCGGGTCGCGCAAGCGGGCGGTCGCGGTTTCGGACGGTGCCCCGTCCCCGGTCGCCGCCCCGTCAGATGCCGCGACGGCGGAGCCGGTTGCGTGTCGGTCGATGCCGCGCGGGCTGGCCTCGGTTCTGCATCCGCGCTGGTCACCTGCCGACGATCTGCTGCTGTTGCGCGACCGGGCAGGAGGAGCGTGTTTCACCGGGATTGCCACGGATATGGATCGTGGCGTGGCCGAGGTGCAGCAGCGCTGGCACCGGCTGCGGGCCGTGCGGGGCATCGAGGCGCTGATCGAGGATCACATCAAGGCGGGGGCCGATGCCGATGCGCCCTGGCCCGATCCGAGCGAGGTGGCGGCATGACATTCCCCGGCAAATACTCCTCCCTGTCGGGGCCAGTGACCGGGGCGGCTCTCCCCCTCCCTGCTGCCCCGGTCGCGATAGTGACCCTGCCCGAGCGTGAGCGGGAGACGGCATGACCGCGCTGACCGCCCTCAAGGCCCCCGTCGATCTCGACGCGTTGCCGGAATACCCGATCGACCCGGATGCGCGGCTCGATTCGCACGGGTTCATCCAGTGGGAATTCCGCCGCTGGCTGAGTTCCGACATGCGCTGGAGCGGCACACATGAATGCAAGTCGATGTGGTTCGAGCTGGTCAATATCTCGCATTCCGAGACGCCGGTCGGCACCCTGCCGTGCGACACCAAGCGCCTTGCGCGGATGATCCAGCCCGTGGTCGAGCGCGATCATTTCGAGGCGCTCTGTGCGCTGCCGTTCGGGCCGCTGCATGGCTGGACGGATTGCCGCTGCGGCGACGGTCGCCGCCTGATGCATCCGGTGGTGACGCGCATCGTGCAGGCCGCGTTTGCGTCGCGGGCCAATAATGCCGCGCGCGTGCAGGCCGCATCCCTCGCCAAGCGGCTCAAGCGGCTGACCGAGGATGTGGCGCAGCTCTCGCCCAAGATCGCCAGCGATCCGCGCAAGGTTCGGTTCATCTCGGCGCAGATCGAGGAGCGGGTCGAGCGCCGTGGCGGCGAGCGGCGCACCAGTGAAGATCTGCACGCGGCGATACAGGCCTGCATCGAGGCCGAGCGCGGCGGCAGGTTCCCCCCAACGTCTTCTGGCTAAGGTCCGTTAGTGTCCAACGAGACACTAGCGGACGTTAACGGACACAAAGCTAATGTCTACATCGATAAAGAGAATGACAAAGACAATGAAAAAGAAATTACCGCTCACCGCCCGAACGCCGACACCTGCGCGATTTGCGGGCCGGGGACAGGCTTAGAAAAAGGACGAGAGGCACAGGCAGCACAGACCCTTTCGGCGCGGGCAGCGCCTCACGATCCGGCGGACCGCCTAGCGGCGCTGTCGGACATGTGCAGAGAAAGGGGAACGTGATGGAAGGCGAGGCACTGAGAGAGGGCAAGGCGCGCGTGATGCGGGTGTTGATCACCCCGCTCGTGGATGCGGGCATGACGCGACATGGCCGGATGACGGTCGAGCAGGAGCAGGCCATGATCGAGCGGCTGGTCGCCCGGCTGGCCTATATGTCCGAGGGCAGTCTTGAGGCGCTGGCCGAGGTGGTCGGGTCGCATGCGCGGGGCCGGTCGCGCAATGCCTGGCCTGCCGAGTTGTCGATCTGCAACTGGGCGCGGCGGATCGAGGAGCCGCCCGCCACGGTCAGCCGCTTGGTGCGCTCCATGTTGCAATCGGCCAGTGGCGATGCCGCCGAAGGTGGTGGTTACCTGGTCGAGCTGTTCTGGTATCTGCGCAAGCATGGCCGCCCGCCCACCGAGACCTATTGCTATGACCTGATCCGCTCGCAGGCCGAGGACAATCAGCGGCGGCTTGCCCGGATCAGGGCCGATCGTGAGCGCGGCGCGGTGCGGTCCTCCGATCAGGTGTGGCTGCAGCACTACCTCGCCGATCGTGAGAGGGTGCTGGCGATCCGGCGCGCGAAAGGCGGTGAGGCATGATCGCGCGCAAGCCTGTCGAACAGCGTGACGAGGACCGCAAGGCCGAGGCAGACCGGGTCGAGGCCGTGCGGTCGTGTGGGGTGGTGCCGCCTGAGTGCGGCCCCGAGATTGCCGAGGCCCCGGCGCGCGGCGCGTTCCAGGTGTTCGAGGATGTCATGCTCTGCCCCGAGGGCGCGGATGGTTGGAAGCCTGTTGCCGCTGGCTGGCGCGGGCGTAAGACGATGCGCCATGCCGATGCCTTCGACGTGATGCAGGCCAAGGCGCGGCGGGCCATGTTCACGCCAGGTCAGGTCGCGGTCGGGCGCTATTACGCCGCGCTGCACGAGGCGCATGTCAGTGCCGGTGTGCGCTGTGCCTCGCTCGAGACCAGCATCGACCGCAGCCCGTCCGGCGGGGGTGAATACATCGATGCGGTGCTGCGGGATCGTGAGCGGCTGGATGTGTTGCGGGCGCGGATCGGCTCTGGCTGCGCGATGGCAGTGCGCAAGGTGCGGCCCTCGGCGCGCGGTTCTCGGGTGGCGATCCCGGATCGGCGTTTGGTGGATGCCGTTTGCATCGAGGAAAAGACGCTCGCCGATGTGCTGGCCGAGGCAGGCTGGACGAAGACAGGCAAGTCCGTCTCGATCCTACGGGAGGCCCTGTGCGAGGCGCTGGAGCGGATGATGGGGCCGCAGCCGCGTCATCGCGTCAGGACGGTTCACTATTGAGCGTGCCACATTATGCTTGACAGATAGGACACCGAATCACTATCCCTTGTGTCATCATCTATAACTGCGCCCACGGGAAACCGGCGGGCGCTTTTGCGTTGCGGGGGGTGAATAGGCAGCGGCCCCCGCATCGGCCCGCCCGGTGGTCATGCGTGTTCCCCAGGTGTCGCCTCGGGCGGGCGCAACGGATCGGATCAGTCACATGCCCCCGCGCAAGATCTGCAGCGCGCCCGGATGCGAGGAGGTCGCAACGCCGGGCGGACCCCATTGCGAGGATCACGCCGCGCGTGTCGCCGACCGTCTGGCCGCCCGAAAGGCAGAGGCAAAGCGCAGCGATCACGCGCTGGCGTTCAGCGCGCTCTATGCTGATCCGCGTTGGCGGCGCGCGGCCCGGCGGTATCTCGACCGGCATCCGCTCTGCGCCGATTGCGGTGAGCTGGGTGCGGTCGAGGCGGCGACCGAGGTGGATCACATTGTCCCGCATCGCGGTGATGCGCAGCTGTTCTGGGATCGGTCGAACTGGCAGCCGCTGTGCCATCGCTGTCATAGCCGGAAGACGGCGCGGGAAGTTTTCCACGGGAAAGGGGGGGGTGTCTGAAAATCCCTCAACCCCACTGAAAACCGACGCGCATACCTAACTTTTTGTGTGGGGGGAATTGAGGAAAAAAGCCCGCTTCTGGGTGTGATGGAGGTGAGAGAAACACGGTGAAGGGTCGCAAGCCAACGCCCAGCAATGTCATCCCGATGAAGGGCGATGTTCAGAAGCCGGTGCCTGCCGCGCCGGAGCTGATGTCGGAAGGCGGCAAGGCGGTATGGGATCGGCTGGCCCCGGACCTGGTGCGCCTCGAGCGGCTGGAGCCCCGGCACGCCGACATGTTCCAGGCCTATTGCGAGGCTGTCGCCGACGTGATCGAGCTGACCAGCAACATCGTGCTGATGGGCCGGACCTACCAGGTCAAGACCCGCAACGGCTGGCAGCAGAAGAAGACGGCGGATTGGCAGGCGCGGCAGGATGCGCTGGCCACGATGCGTCAGCTCGGTGCGCTGTTCGGCATGTCGCCGGTCGATGATCAGCGCCTTTCGGGGGCGGGGCAGGGCGATCTGTTCGACGCCATCCTGTCGAAGTTGAACGATGGACCCGCTTGATCACCCGGTCAGCCGCTATGCCATCGACGTGGTGGAAGGCCGGGAAATTGCGGGCACGCTGGTGCGCCTCGCCTGTGAGCGGCACCTGATGGACCTGGAGACGGGTACCGATCGCGGCCTCGTCTTCGATTGCAAGGCGGCAAGCCGGATCACGAATTTCGCGAAGCTGATCCAGCACACGACGGGAGAAATGGCGGGCAAGCCCCTGGAGCTGGAGCCGTGGCAGGCGTTCCGGCACGGCTCGATCTTCGGGTGGAAGCATGCCGAGACGGGTCGTCGCCGGTTCAAGAGCACCTATCACCAGGTGGCCAAGAAGAACGGCAAGACCACGGACACGGCGGTGCCGATGCTCTACTCGCAGCTGTTCGACGGGGAGGCAGCGCCGCAAGGGTTCTGTGCCGCCACAACGCGCGACCAGGCGGGGCTCTTGTTCCGGTAACTCAAGCGTATGGTGCAGGCCTCGCCCGAGCTGTCGCAGCTGATGAAGGTGTTTCAGTCCTCGATCCTGTGCCCGAAGACCAACGGCATGATCACGGCGCTGAGCCGGGACGGGAACAGCGCCGACGGCATCAACCCGCATTTCGCGGCGCGCGACGAGGTTCACCGCTGGACCGACCGCGAGCTGGCGGAGGTGCTGACCAATTCGATGCTGGCACGGGCGCAGCCGATCGACTGGGCGATCACCACGGCGGGCGCGGATCGAGCCACGATCTGCGGCGAGCTGCGCGACTATGCCGAGCGGGTTCTTCGCGGCGATGTGACGGATGACCGGTTCTTTGCCTATGTGGCCGAGCCGCCCGAGGATTGCGACCCCGCCGATCCGGTGGCGTGGAAGATGGCGAATCCGAACCTCGGGGTCGCGTTCCAGCAGGAGGATTTTCGCGCCATCCTCGAACAGGCTCAGGCTATCGCGGGGCGCATGCCGAACTTTCGCAGGCTGCATCTGAACCTGTGGACCGAAGGCAATCAGAGCTGGATCGCCCGCGATGTCTGGGACCAGGGGCTGGCATCCGCGCCCTTCGATCCGGCGATGCTGCACGGTCGCAAGGCATGGGTCGGGGTGGATCTGTCGCGCACGACGGACACGACCGCCATCGTGGTGGCAGTGCCGGTCGATGGGGCGATCTACCTGTTGGCCTACACGTTCCTGCCCGAAGGACCCAAGGGGTTCATCGCGCGGGCGCAGACCGAGAAGCGCGAGTTCGTCCAGTGGCGCGACGAGGGCTGGCTTGAGGTGCACCGGGGCGGTCAGATCGACGAGGACCAGGTGATCGAGCGACTGAAATGGATCCGGGAAACGTTCGATGTTCAGGAAGTCGTCTATGACCGCTGGGGCATGAAATACGTGGCGGGCGAGCTGGACAAGATGCGGTTCCCGCTGTTCGAGCACGGGCAGGGATACGCGGGCATGAGCGCGCCCACCAAGCGGTTCGAGCAGGCGGTCATGACCGGGCGCATCCGGCATGGCGGCAACCCGGTGCTGGCGTGGCAGGTGGGCAACGTGGCGCTGGACATGGACGCGGCTGAGAACGTCAAGCCGAACAAGAAAAAGGCGATGGGGCGGATCGATGTTGCGGTCGCGGGGATCATGGCGGTGGGGCGCGCCGAGGTCGGAAAAGAGAAACGCAAGGCAAGGGATATCCTGATCGTATGAGGATGCTGGGCTTCGAGATCAAGCGCGCCGGTCAGGATCGCCCGGCATATGCTCAGCCGCGGCGCGTCGAGCCGCCGGTGACAGCGCAGGCGGCGGTCGAGCCGAGCGGGTCGAAGGACCCCAAGGCGTGGCTGCAGGACATCGGATGGGGCGGGCCGGTGCCGTCGCGGGTGCGGTTGCCCCGTGTCACGGCAGACCGCGCCGAGCTGCACGCCACGGTGACCGCGTGCTGCAACAACATCGCGGGTGACCTCGCCAAGGTCCCGCTCAAGCTCTGCCAGCGCCGTGCCGGTGGAATCGACAATCGCGTAGAGCAGCATGCGCTGCCCTACCTGCTGAACGTCGAGGCCGCGCCGGGCGTTCCGGCCAAGCTGGTGCGCTACATGATGGTCTATGCCTATGCGCTGCGCGGCAACGGATATGCCTATGTGCCGCGCGACGGGGCGGGTGAAGTCGAGCTGATCGAGCTGCCGAAGGATGGGCGCGCCCCGGTGATCCTGTCGGCGGGGCGGGCGCGGTTCTACGATTTCGAGGACCAGGCCAACGTGGTCCGCCGGGTGCCGTCGCGCTCGATGGCACATCTGCGGTTCTCGCCGCTCGATGGCTGGTCGGGCCGGTCGCCACTGGCCGTTGCCGCCGAGAGCATGGGGATCGCCATGGCCGGGCAGGAGGCCGCAGCGCGCACCGCCAGCGGCGGATCGGCCAAGGCGGTGATCAAGCTGTCGGACGATTACGAGAACGACGAGGCGCGCGAGCGTAACGCCCGCCGGGTCAAGGACCAGATCACGCGGCCCGACGCGGACGGGTTCCCGGTCCTGGGGCCGGACGAGGACATCAAGACGCTGGACATGACGGCGGCGGATATGGAGCTGCTGGCGGCGCGCAAGTTCGACCGCGAGCAGATCGCCAGCATCTACCGCATGAACATGTCCAAGCTGCAGATCCTCGAGAACGGCGTGAAGGCGAACGGCGAACAGCAGGCGATCGACTATCTGACCGACTGCCTGCTGCACTGGTCCTGCCTTGTCGAGGCGCAGATGACGCTGGCCTTCCTGACCGAGGCGGAGCGGCGCGCGGGGCTGTTCCTGCGCCACGACTTCGGCACGTTGCTGCGCCCGACGATCAAGGATCAGTACGACGCGACCGCGAAGGCGGTGGGCGGTCCGTTCAAGACGCCGAACGAGGGACGCCGCGACCTGGGCCTTCCACCGGTCGAGGATGGCAACCGGCTCAATCCGGCGGCGAACATGACGCGTGATGACAGCGCGGACGAGGACAGCGAAGGGGACGACTAATGACCGATGTGATCGCGGCGCAATTTGTAGGGGGCGGGCCGATCTCGGCGCTGCAGCACTATGCCGAGCCGCTGCTGCGCATGCCGATGCCCGATGCGGTGCAGGGCCTGCAGGCGGGCGAGGTTTCGGCGCTGACCGTCGAATCGGGGCAGCGGTTCGCCGTCCAGGGTGGTGTCGCGCTGGTGCCTGTGCGCGGGCTGCTGACGCCCAATTCCATGATCCTTGAGCGGTTCCTGGGCTGGACCACCTATCGTGGCCTGACCGAGACCATGGACGAACTGGCCAGCAACGAGGATGTCCGCGCAATCGTGCTGGCCTGCGACACGCCGGGGGGCAGCGTTCTGGGCCTGAAAGGCGCGGTCGAGGCGGTGGCGCGGGCCAATTCGGAGAAGCCGGTGCACGCCATCGTCGATCCTCTCTGCGCCTCGGCGGGGTATCATATCGCCAGCCAGGCAACCGAGATCAGCTTGGGGGCAGGCGGTTGGGTCGGCAGTATCGGCGTGATCTACACCGCGATGCAGCCCGTGGGCATGGGTATGTCCGGGTTCCAGGTGTTCCAGATACTGTCGAGCCACGCTCGCGCAAAGGTTCCGGACGTGACCACCGAGGCTGGGCAGCAGCTTGTTCAGCAGGATATCGACGCGCTGGAGGCGCAGTTCCTCGATGACGTGGCCGAGGGGCGCGGTATCGACCGGGACGCGATCACCGCGCAGCTGTCGATGACCGATGACGTGCGCGACGGCGGGGCCGTGTTCTGGGGGCAGGATGCACAGCGGCGCGGCCTTATCGACGTGATCGAGGACCGGGCCACCGCGATGGCACGCATTACCGCGCTCTATGCGCGGGCACCGGCCCGGTCGGGGGCCGGTGCCATGGCGCGTGCCCGCGCGGCACAGGCGCAATCGGGCACCTGACAGCGATACGACGAATTCGAACGGGTCACCGTTCGCGTAACCCTGCGCCGCGCGGCGGCGGGGACAGGCGGCGTTCTGCCGCGATCCATGCGAAAAGGAGAAACTGACATGGACCTCAACGATCTGCGCCGCAAGCGGAAGGCTGCGGCGGATGACATGGCGGCCAAGGCGCAGGCCCTGACCGAAATCGAGGCGGGCGAGGGTGCGACCGAGGCCGCGATGGCCGAGGCGCAGGCCGCGTTCGAGGCCGCAGAGGGCGCGTTCAAGGCGCTCGACGTGCAGGTCAAGCGCGGCGAGGCGGTCGAGGCGGCACAGGCCGCGTCGGCGCAGTCCGAGACCACCGCGCCTGCCGCGCCGAACCCCGCGTCCGCGCCGGGCGTTCCGGCGGCAGCGGCGAATCCCGAAGATCGCGGCGTCGATGTGGGCCTGATGATGGCCGCGCTGGCGGCGCGGGGCGGCGACCGGCAAGCGGCCTGCGATCACCTGGAACAGGCCGGGCATTCCGGCATTTCGGCGGCGCTGTCGGGTGCCACGGACGGTGCGGGCGGGGTGACCATCCCGCGTGCGCAGGCCCAGACCATGATCGAGCTCCTGCAGCCGCGCGTGGCGCTGGAGCGCATGGGTATCCAGCGCCATGACATGCCCGCCGGTGAGCTGCGCAATGCCCGCGTCGCCAGCGGCCCGACGGCAAGCTATGGCGCGGAGAATGCCGCCACGGCGGAATCCGAGCCGACCTTCGACGCGGTGCAGCAGAACTTCAAGACGCTGTCGTCGCTGGTCCCGATCGGCAATGCCCTGCTGCGTCATTCCAGCGCCTCGGTCGGTCTGACGGTGCGCAACCTGATGCTCGATGCCATGGGCCTCAAGAAGGACATCGCACTCATTCGCTATGACGGCACGGGCGACATGCCCAAGGGGCTGCTGAACTGGGCGCTGGCGGGCCACAAGCAGGCGGCGGTGGCCAATACCGTGGCCGCTGTCGAGGCCGCGATCCACACGGCGGTGAACGTGGTCGAGGAAAGCAACGTTATGATGCTGGCGCCGGGCTGGATCATGCGCCCCGGCACCAAGAACTTTCTCGCCAGCCTGCGTCACCCGGATACCGGGTTCCGCGTCTTCCCGTCGATCCGGGACAGCAACGAGCTTGAGGGCTACCCGATCTTCACCACGACGCAGATCCCGAACAACCTCGGGGCGGGTACGAACGAGACCGAGATTTACTTCCTCGATGCGTCGGAAATCATGCTCGGTTCCAGTCAGACGATCACCATCGCCAGCTCGACCGAGGCGGCGTTCGTGGATTCCAGCGGCGATACCATCTCGGCGTTCCAGCGCAACCTGACGCTGATGCGCGCGGTGGAGGAGCACGACATGGCCCCGGCGCATGACGAGGCCATCGCCGTGATCAACGGCGTCGCCTGGTCGCTCTGATCTTTCCCTGAACCCGGGCGGGGCCATGACGGCCCTGCCGTCTCATGACGCGGCGCGGGCCGCATAACCGAAAGGACAAGACCATGGCAAAGACAGTCGTGCGCTTTCTGCGCACTCACGGCTCTTACGTGAAGGGCGACGTTGCGGGTTTCGCGGAGCATGTCGCGCGCAACTTCGCGGATGCGAAACCGCCGATCGCCAAGATCATCGGCGCGGCCGAGGCCAAGGCATCCAAGGAAGATGCCGGGGCGCAGGAACAAGAGGCCGCGCTGGCGAAACGCGAAAAGGCGCTGGCCGATCAGGAGGCCGCCCTGGCCAAGCGCGAAGCCGCGCTGCAGGAGGCAGAGAGCAAGGCCAAGAAGACCGCCGGAACGCCGCCCGCGCAGGGCGCGAAGATCACGTAAGGCGGGGGCGGGCCGTTGCGATATATCGGGGATGCGCCGCGCTTCGAGGCGGTCACGCCTGCCGAGTTCAAGGCGGCGGTGCATATTCGCGAAGGCGATGTGCAGGACGATGCGCATTTCGCCGTGATGATCGCGGCGGCGCAACAGATCTTCGAGGATGCGACGGGCCGCCCGATAGGGCTGGGGGAATTCGAACTGACCGTGCCCTGGGCGCGCTGGCGTCGGTTCTGGTTTCCCTGCCGCCCCGTCGCCTCGATCAACGAGGTGATCCTGGTTGATCCAGATGGGCAGGAGCTGATCCAGCCCATGGACGGGCTGCGCCTGGCGCGCGGCGCAGATGAGCCGCAGATGGTGATCGCGGATGGCTGGGCCGGGCTGAGCGTCACGGCGGGCGAAATGATCCTGCGGTTCACAGCAGGCGAAGACCCGGAGGATCACAGCGTGCAGCCCATGCGACAGGGCATCATTCTGCTGGTCAAGGAATGGTTCGATGCGGGCCTGTCCCTTGGCGAGACGGTCGAGGCCCCGCGCATCACCATGGGCGCGCGCCGCCTGGTCAAGCAGGCCCGGTATCGCAGGCCCTGTGTCATCGGCGAGCGCGCGTGATGTCGGGCCGCCCGGTAGCCGTGCAGTTCCTGCGGGAGAACAGGAAGTCGCGGCACCAGCTGAGCGCGGCGGGGTCAGCGGCGGTCGACCTGGGCACGGTCCAGGCGCGGCGCATCGACATGAGCGACGGTGACAAGACAGTTGCGGGCATCGAATTCGGGCGGGCGCTGGTCAAGTTCCGGGTGCGGGACGAGGCGGTGACGCAATCGGTCAGGGTCGGGGATGTCGCCGCCACCGGCGACGGCGATTTCGACGTGATTGGCAAGACTGAAATGGCCGGCGCGCGGCGCGGTTTCGAGATCATGGCGGAGCGGCGCAGCGATGTCTAAGCGTGACGGGATCAGCATGGAGCTCGAGGGGTTCGAGGATGCGGGCCGCGCGCTGAATGACCTGCCCCGCGCCACGGCCAAGGCGAGCGTCCGGCGCGCACTCAAGAAGGTGCTGACGCCGGTGGCGCAACGCGGCGCGGCGCTTGCGCCGACGGATCGCGGCGACCTGTCCGAGAGCTACGCGGTCAGCACACGCCTGACCAAGCGTCAGCGAAAGGTCACGCGCAAGGAGTCTGATGTCGAGATGTATGCCGGGCCGAACGATCCCGGTGCGGTGCAGACCGAGTTCGGCAACGAGCACCAGCCCGCGCAGCCGCATTTGCGGCCCGCCTGGGATTCGCACCGTGCGAGCATCATGCCCGACCTGGCCGGTCTGCTATGGGCGGATATCGAGAAGACGCTCAAGCGGCACGCGCGCAAGCTGGCCAAGCAGGGGCGGCGCTGATGCATCTGGCCATCGAGCGCGCGCTGCTGGACGACGCGGAGATCGCGGGCGTTGTGGGCGACCGGGTGTTCTGGGGCTGGGTGCCGCCGGGCACCGCGCCCGCGCCCTTCGTGTCGCTGCAGGATATCGGCGGGCCGCGCCTGTATCACACGACGGGCCGGGTGGGGTTGGAGAAGACCCGCATCCAGATCGACATTTACGCGGATGGCTACGGAGATCAGCTCAGCCTGGCCCGCCGCATAGAGGATGTACTGACGCCGCTGCGCGGGGTCTTGCATGGCTGCGATTTCCGGCACGTCGCCTTTGATGGCGGCCGGGACGGAGAGGCAGAGGTTGCGGGGGTGACGTATTTCCGTCGCACCGAAGATGTCATCATCACATGGAGAGGAACATAACATGGCTGCAGATATTGGCGCGGGGTTCGACTTCGCGCTGGCCGATGGCGGCTCGGGGTCGCCGGTCTCGGTCGGGAAAATCCGGGAGCCGTCCCTGCCCAAGATCGTGCGCGACGCGGTAAACGCGACGCATAGCACATCGCCGGGCCGGATGGACGAGGTCATCAACGGCATGGGGCGGCTGGAGCCGTTCAGCCTGACGCTGATCTACGAGCCGGGCAGCGCCGGGATGACGATGCTGCTGGAAAAGATCAACGCCAAGGCGCCCGAGGGTTACGTCGCCACGCTGGCCGATGGCACCACCTGGGCGTTCGCCGCGCTGGTTTCGGGCATCGGCCCGTCCACGCCGCGCGAAGATCTGATGGAGGTTGAAGTGGACTTCACTCCAAGCGGCCAGCAGACGATCACGGCGGCTGGCGCATGAGCCGGGGCGAGGTTACCGGCGAGGTCCGGATCGAGGTGGATGGCGAGGCTTACACCCTCGCCTTCACCCCCAATGCGCTTTGCGATCTGGAAGACGCGACCGGCAAGACGGTGGTGCAGATCGGGCGCGAGATCGACGCCATGCTGGCCGACGAGGACATGTCGGTCACCAAGCTGCGGCTGCTGCTGCTGCACGCCCTGTCCGAGCATCACGACGACATGGACCTCAAGGGGGCGGGTCGGCTGATGCACCAGATGGGCGTGGTCGAGGCGTCGCAGAAGGTGATGGAGGCGTTCATGCTCGCCTTCCCCGACGATGAGGAGGACGGCGAGGCCGCGCCTGCGCCGGGAAAGGGCAAGGCCAAGGCGCGCTAGACTGGGCGGACCTGTTGTCCGAATGGGTGTCGTGGGGGCAGTGCGCGGACAGGTTCTGGCATCTGACCCTGCGGCACCAGTCGGTGATCATGCGCGGCGCGGCGCGTGGCCTCAAGCGCGAGTTCCGGCAGTCGGAATCGGTCGCCTACGCCTTGGCCAAGCTGGTCATGATCGGGTTCCAGAACCCGAAGAACTTCCCTGAATTCGACAAGGTGTTTCCCGGGCGCGGCAAGGCCCGGCGCAAGACGCCGATGTCTCCTGAACAGATGACGGCGCAGATCACGGCCTATGTGATCGCGTCCGGCGGAAAGGTTGTGAAACGCGATGGCTAGAGGGGCGGTTGTCGGCGCGCTGCGCGTCGTGCTGGGAATGCGGTCTGCCGCCTTCGACAAGGGGGCCAATGCCGCCGAGAAGCGCATGGGCCGGTTCCATGCGCGCATGCAGGGCTTCCAGCGCCGGATCGGCGGTATCGGGCGGCGGCTGTCGATCGGCATCACCGCACCGATGGCGGCGGCGGCGGGTGCGGCGCTTCGGTCCTCGCTGAGCGTGGTGGATGCGCAGGCCAAGATGGCGCAGTCGATGGATACGACGGTCGTGAGTATCCAGAACCTGACCCGCGCGTCCGAGCTGGCCGGGATTTCCCAGAACGATCTTGAAGGGTCTCTGCGCCGGATGACGCGGCGTGTGTCGCTGGCGGAGAGTGGCACCGGCCCGGCGGTCAAGGCGCTCGGGCGGTTGAACATCGCAGCGGCGGACCTCGCCGGTCTGCCTGTCGATGAGCGGGTCAACAAGCTGGTGACCGCGATCAAGACGCTTATCCCCGAGGCGCAGCAGGCGGGTGTGGCGTCGGAGATTTTCGGCGACAAGACTGGCCTGGCGATGCTGCGGCTTGATCCGGAAACGCTGGCGCGGGCGGCGCGCGAGGTCAAGGAATTCGGCGTCGCCGTCGCCGATGTGGACGCCGACCAGATCGAGGCGGCCAATGACGCGATGTCGGCGCTCGGGCTGGTGACACGCGGCCTGGCAAACCAGTTGTCGGTGGCGCTGGCCCCGACGCTGCAGTTTCTGGCCGAGAAAGGCGCGGAGCTGTCGCGCCGGTTCGCGGCGCTGTCGCCCGAGACGCGCAGGCTGATCGGCATCGGCGCGGCGGTGGCGGCGGCGCTCGGTCCGGTTGCCATCGGGCTGGGCTTCGTGGCGGCGGGGCTGGCGGCGCTTGCCTCGCCCATTGGCGTCGTGATCCTAGGTCTAGGCGCGGTTGCAGGTGTTGCGGCGCTGGTCGCAGCGAAATGGGACGGTCTAGTCGAAAGGTTTCCGGCCCTCGGGGAGGTTGCCACCCGAAGCGGAAATGCCATTTCGGCGGCTTGGGAGGGATCAAAAGATCAGTTCTCGGCGCTGGTTTCGGTTCTGACGGAAGGTGTGCGCTCTATCGGCGCCCTGTTCAGAGGCGATCTCCAAGGCGCACTTGAAAATTTCAAGGGCATGTTCTCCGGCTTGGGCCGTTTCTTTCGCGCTACCGTGGACACGTGGCTCGGCATCCTCGAGTCGTTGCTGCCAGGGTCTCGGGAGGCGCTGACATCGGTGGTCAATGGGATCACCGAATTCTTCAGCGGTCTTCCCGCCGAGCTGGAGCGCATCGGTGGACAGATCATCGAGGGGCTTAAGCGCGGCATCCTGGAAAAGTGGGAAAGCGTGAAGTCCTCGATCAAAGACGTCTTTGACTTTGTGCCGCAATCCGCCCGTGAGGTTCTGGAAACCCGCTCGCCATCTCGTGTTTTCATAAGGATCGGTCGCGACCTGATGGACGGTCTGGGCATCGGTATCCAGGAGCGCACGCAGGTCGCGGTGGATGCGCTGCAACAAGGCGTGGACCAGATGAGCGGATCGCTCGACGGTCTGGGCGACAGCGCGGATCAGACATCGCGGCGCTTTGGCGACATGGTGGCGGGCCTCGTCACGGGGTCGCAGACCATCGGGGGGGCGCTGTCGAGCCTCGGCACGCGGCTCGCGTCGAGCGGGATCAGCGGGCTGGCCGGGGCGCTGTTCGAGGGCTCCGGGTTGGGCGACCTGTTCGCAGGGTTCTTTGATCGTGGCGGCACGATTCCGCGCGGGCAGTTCGGCGTTGCAGCCGAGCGCGGCAACGAGCTTGTCAACGGCGTGCTGGTGCCCGGCCCGGCGCAGGTGACGTCGCGCGCCGAGACAGCGCGGATGCTCAGTGGCGGGTCGGGCGGCGTGACGAGGCTGCTCATTGAGCCGAGCGAGATGTTCAGGGTCGTGGCAACCGAAACCGCGCGCGGCGTATCGGTGGACGTCATGGGCGAGGGACTTTCGGAGTTCTCGCGCAACACGCTGCCCGACCGCGTCGAGCAGATCAACAGCGATCCCTGGAGGCGTGGCTGATGGCGCTGACCTATCCCCTGTCCGTGGCCCAGTTCCAGGACGTGCTGCAAATCACCAACGTCCGGATGTTCCCCGACCAGCCCCGCGACAGCAACCGCACCGCCGGTGGTGCCATCGTGTCGGCCTCGCTTGGCGATGCGGTCTGGCGGGGCAGTTTCAGCATCGCGCCCACGAACGATTATGCGCGCGCGGCGCGGCAGGATGCGCTGCTGTCGGTGGTGGACCGTCCCGGCGCGTCGTTCCTGATCCATCATCCCTACCAGACGCATCCGGCGGCGGATCCCGACGGCTCGATCCTGGGCGCGGCCACGCCGACGATCTCGGGGATCGACGTGACGGACGCGCGGATCATGGGCCTGTCGAATCTACCTGCGGGATACGTGCTCACGGCGGGCGACCTGATCGGCTGGCAATATGGGACGAACCCGGTGCGCTATGCGCTGCACCGGGTTGTCGAGACGAAAACGGCCGGTGCGGGTGGCGGTATCCCGCTTCTCGAAGTCACGCCATTCATCGAGCAGGCATCCCTTTCGGGCGTGGCGGTGCAGCTGATCAAGCCAGTGCTGAAAGCCAAGCTCGTGCCCTCGCCCGATTACGGCGAGGTCGTTCCTGCGATCGCACGGGGTGCGCAATTTGCCTTCGTGCAGACCGTGAGGTGATCAGCGATGCGTGACTACGGCACGGCCATCGAGACACATCTGGCGGCGGGCGAGGCCGTGGCCCCGCGTCACCTGCTGTGGATCAAGGCGAAGAACCGCACGACCGGCGGGGTCGAGGCCACCGGCTTCTGGAATGGCAAGGACGTGCGCGAGTTCGTGGTGAACGGCGAGACGCGGACCTATTTCGGTGCCGGGGCGCTATTGGGCATTGATCCGATCATCGGCAGTGTCGGCCTCAACGTGCGCATGCAGCGGGTGCGGCTTGCTCAGGTCGCGCCCGAGGTGATGCAGGCGATCCGGGGATATGACGTGCGCCTCGCCCCGGTCGAGATACACCGTGTCCATATCGACCCGGTGAAGGGCGTGCAGATCGGTGCGCCCGTCCGCGTATTCAAGGGCTCGGTCGAGGAAGCCCCCATTCCCAAACCCGCCGTGGGGCAGGAGGCGAGCCTTGAGATGACGCTGGCCAGTGCGGCGCGTGCGCTGACCCGCACGCTGACCGTCAAGAAATCGGACGCCGCGCAGCGCCGTATCGACGCGACCGACCGGGGCCGGGAATATGCCACGATCTCCGGGGCCGTGGGGGTGTTCTGGGGCGTGCTGCACAAGCGCGGCGCGCCGCCGCCGACTGCACCTGTTTTCAAAGGCGACGACCCCGGGCGAAGCTCGGACGCAAGCGGGGATAATCGCGGATGACCCGGCACGAGCATCTGCATCTCTATCTCGACGCCGTGCGGCGCTTGCCGTTCTGGCCGGGCAAGCACGATTGCGGGCTGTTCGTGGCGGGCTGGGTCGAGGCGATCACCGGCGTCGATCATGCCGCGCCCTATCGTGGCAAATACGCCACCGACGAGCAGCTTTCAAAGCTGCTGGCGGCGCACGGTTTTGCCAGCCACGTCGACTACATCGCCACGCTTTTTGAGGCCATCCATCCATGCCGGGCACAGGTCGGCGATCTGGCGGTCTGCGAGAATGACGCGATGGGGATTGTCGGCGGAGACCGCGTGTTCGTCTTGCGCCCCGACGGGCTGGGGCATCTGTCGCGGCTCAAGGCCGAAAGGGCGTTCCGGGTATGATGTGGCTTATCACACTGCTGCTTGGGCTTTTGGTCGCGCCGGATGCGGCGCTTGCCGGTCCTGCCGCTGCGGCCCTCACGACGTTTCTTGTTTCGGCAGGCGTCTCAGCGACGGCTGCGGCGGCGATCACGACATTCGTGTCGCGCGTCGTGTTCGGCGTGGCCCTCTCCCTCGTCGGGCAGCTCTTCCGGAAAAAGCCCAAGGGCATCCGCGACGGTGGCATCCAGACCGAACAGACCACGACCGGTGACATCACCCCCCAGAAATTCGTCGTCGGGCGCTACGGTCTGGAGGGGCATGCCGTGGCCCCGGCCTATTCGCGCGGGCCGAACAATCGCATCCTGACCTACATTCTCGAAGTCTCGAACATCCCGGTGCAGGGCTTGACCGACCGGATCATCATCGACGGGCAGTATACCGAGATCGGCGAGCCCGACGAGGACGGCACTCGCGAACTGATCGGACTGCGGAACGGGAACGCGGCGCGCGCCTGGATACGCTTTTATGACGGCACGCAGAGCACCGCCGACGCGGGGCTGGTCGAAGCGTACTCGGATCACCCCGACCGGCCCTGGACCGCCGACCACGTGCTGCGCGGCAGCGCCTATGCGGTGCTCGAATTCCGGCGCGACCAGAACGTCTTTCCCGGCCTGCCCTCGGTGCGGTTCGAGGTGGACGGGATCCGGCTCTACGATCCGCGCGAGGATAGCAGCGTCGGGGGGCAGGGCACGCAGAGATGGGGTGATCCGTCCACCTGGGCGGGCACGCGCAATCCGCAGGTGATCAAGTACAACATCTTCCGGGGCATCACCCTGCCCACCGGAGATGTCTACGGCGGCGGCTCGGATGCCGAGGACCTGCCGCTCGACAACTGGTTCGCGGCGATGAACGAGTGCGACGTGCTGATCGGGGGCCGCCCGCAATTCGAGGCCGGGTTCGAGATCAACACCAACGACATGGCCCCGCCCGATGTGATCGAGGAAATGGATCGGGCGTGTTTCGGCCAGACCTCGGAATTTGGCGGGGTCTGGCGCACCCGCACAGGCGCGCCCGGAACGCCCGTCATGTCGCTGACCGACGATGATTTCATGATAACCGAGCCGAGCGATCTGGAGCCGTTTCCGGGGCTGGCCAATACGTTTAACGCCGCGACAGGCAGCTTTGTCGATCCGGCCTCGGTCTGGGAAAGCCGGGAAGCGGACGCGGTAATCAACCTCGATTGGGAGGCGGAGGACGGCAACCGCCGCCTGCCGCGCGCCATCAACCTGCCTGCCGTGTCGAACAACAGCCAGGCGCAGCACCTGCTCGAAGCGTACATCAAGGACAGCCGCCGGTTCCGCAACCACATCATGACGCTGCCGCCGAGCTTTGCCCTGCTGGAGCCGCTCGATGCGATCACCTGGACAAGCGCCGAGAACGGATATGGCGGCAGGGTCTTCGAGGTGCTCGAGGTCGAGGACCGCCCGGCAAACCTGACGCAGCGCGTGAGGGTGCGCGAGCGCGAGCCGGGCGACGTGGCCTGGACATCCGAGCAGGACCTGCCCGCGCCGGTGGGCCGCTTGGGCCGCACACTGCCTGCGCCGGTCACGCCGTCGATCATCGTCTCCGACCTGTCGATCCGCGACAGCCTGGGCGTGTCGCGCCGCGCCGCGCTGCTGGTCGAGTGGACCGGCGATCAGCCGGTCGATGCGCTGGTGCTGATCGTGCAGGTCCGGGTGGTGCCGGGGCTGGATCGTGTCGCCCGCGTCGTTGCGCGCACTGAGGACGGCGAGATCGAGATTAATGACGGGATTTTGCACTCGACCACCTACGAGGTGCGGGCGCGCTACCTGTTCGATGCGCCGGGCGAGTGGTCGGACTGGGTGTCGGTCACGACCGGCGCGGGCGGCTTCACGGCGGCGGACCTGTCGACCGACTTCGCGGCCAAGATCGACACCGCCTTCGACCGGCACGACGCGGTGCTGGGGGATGAGGGCGCGCCGCAGGCCGTGACAGATCTGTTCGACCGGATTGAGCAGGTCATCTCGCCGATCGGTGACGGCGATATACCCGGCACGCCGCATATCGCGCGGATCAATTCGGAGGTGTTCACCGTCGCGGGCACGGTGCGGCGCGAGCGCAGCCGGATCAAGTCGGCGGCGCAGCTTGCTCTCGACAGCGCGGCGCGCGATTTTCTTGCCCGTGACGAGGTGCGCGCCACGCTTGTGGCAGAGGTCGAGGGCGCGCGGGCCGAGGCGTCTGCGGCGCTGACTGTCGTGGCCGACGAACAGGTCCAACTCGCGCAATCGGTGCAGGTGCTGGAAACGACCACCGCCGATATCGAGGCGTTGACGCAGACCATCGACCAGTCGCGGATCGACGGCGACGAGGCGCTGGCAAATCAGATCGCGCTGCTGGCCGTGGGCACGGTGACGCAGTTCGATCATGTTGCGATCTGGCATTTCGATGCCACGGTCGAAGGCTGGACGGGGGTGTCCTCGGCCCCGAGTGTGACGGCGGACGGCTTCCTTGCCCCCGCGACAGGCAGCGGTGTCATCTCGCCCTCGGGACTGGCCGTGCCGACGCAGACCTACCGGCAGATGCGGGCGCGCATACGTCGCGATGGCGCGACGACATGGGCGTCGCAGTTCTGGTGGGCCGGAGAGGGCGAGGCATTCGACGCCGCGCGCCGTGTGGACGTGGTGGAGCCCGATTTCGCGGAGGACGTGGCACAGCTGACGGTCAATCTGGACTGGACGGGCACCGTGGATCGCATCCGCCTCGATCTGCCCGATGGGGTTGAGATCGACTGGATCGCTATCGGTCGCCCCGCACCCGGCGCGTCGAGCGCGGAAGTGGCGGCGGAAACGGCGGCACGCATCGCGCAGGGGGATGCACTCGCGGAGGACATCACGGCGCTCAGCGGCGAGTTGACGGACGTGGCGGCGCAGGCCACGGGCACGGCGGATGCGTTGGACGAGACCAACGCCCGCGTCACGGCGAACGAGGATGGCATCGTCAGCCTGACGAGTGCCACCACCGCCTTGCAGAGCGATGTGGATGACGTGCAGACCGGCCTCACTCTGACAGGCGAAGCGGTCGATGCGCTGGAGACGCGGGCCGAGACGCTGGAGGGCGGCGAGCGGGTGCAATCCGGCTCGACCCGCGCGGTGCGCTCGCGTGTCAAGCTGTCAGGCGCACAGAACACCGAGGAGGCGGCGCGCTCGATCCTTGGCCGGATCAAGGAGCGCGAGATACTGGCACAGGCCAGCCAGGACCTGAACGCGCGGATCGACCTGACCGACGAGGAGATCAGGATCGTGTCGGAAGCCGTCACGCTTGTGCAGTCGGCCATTCCAGGGCTTGCGACCGCCGACGCGCTGAAACTGCTCCAGACCGAGGTGACGGGGCAGGGCGACGATCTGGAAAGCCTCGCGACATCGGTCACGACCCTGAGCGGTGAAGTAGGCGACAATGCGGCCGCGATCACGGACCTTGCCGCCGTGAAAGTGGATGCCGCCGGGGCGGTGTCGGCGGTCAGCCAGACGATCAGCGCCGAGTATGCGTCGTTCGAGGCATTGGCCGAGGCGACAGCCTTTGCCCAGGCGACCTCTGACGGCATCGTCGCCGGTCACGTTATGCGGCTTAACGGTCAGAATGTCTGGGAAGCCGTTAGCGTGGCTGACGGCATTTCCGGTCCAAGCGTCACAGGGCGCTGGTCGGGGGATTATCTGCGCCTCGACGGCGAGGTTGAGGTCACTGGCGATTTCAAGGTCAGCGGTGACAACCTGTTCGCCAACACGATCCTGGCCGAGAACATCGTCGCCAACGGAATCACGCGGCTTGCGGTGGCGGGGTCGGGCGAGATCAAGAACGCAAGCGCGACCTTCACCACCATCGCAACTGCCACCTTCGAGGCCCCGGTGGATTTCAAGGCACAGGGCATCCTGTCGTTTCTGCTGACAGACCCGCCAGCGGATTATCCCAATGACGTTCTGTTCCGCGCGCTCATTCAGGGCACGGTCGTCGTGAACATCACCAAGGCCGGGCTGCTCAACGCCAACGCCCGCCGGATCACTCTGCCGGTGACGCTCAATAACGGCGTGGCGGCTGCCTCGGTCGAGATCAAATTCGAGGTGCAGAACGCGGGCGGGTTGGGCGCGGAAAGCTCCAACTATTCGGTCACGGGGTTCCTGCGATGAAGGTGCAATACGACGCATCCACGGGCCGGATCGTCCGCTGGGGCAGTGGCCGGGCCAAGTTCCCCCGCCGTCGCGGGTTGCGCGTGGCGGTGGTCGAGGACGTGCTCGACCCGCTGGACTATCGCGTCGAAAAGGGCGCGCTGGTGCCGCGCGGTGTCGATATCGAGGCCGCGACGCGCGCCCTGCGCGACACGCGCGACCAGCTGCTTGCCGCCTCGGACTGGTCGCAGCTGCCCGACGCCCCCTGCGACCGCGCCGCCTGGGCCGAATACCGGCAGGCGCTGCGCGACCTGCCTGAAACCACCGATCCCCTGAACCCGAAATATCCCGAAAGGCCACGGACATGACCACCACCTACGACACTGGCACAATCTCGGTCGGCGCAGGCAGCACCATCGTCACCGGCTCCGGCACCGGCTGGATCGCGGCGGGCATTCTCGCGGGCGACGATTTCCGCGCTGCTGGCCTGACCGTCGAGATCGCATCGGTGGACAGCGCCACGCAAATCACGCTGGCCCGTGCGTGGCCCGGCGCGGGGCTGACAGCGGTCGATTACTCGATCCGGCTGATCGACGCAGGCGAACGGTCGCTGACCGCGCTCAACCAGATCGTCACGGATCTCGGATCGGGAAACCTGACCAGCCTCGCGGGGCTGGCCGGTGCGGCGAACAAGCTGCCTTATTTCAGCGGCGTGGGTACGCTCGCACTGGCGGATATCACGACGGCGGCGCGGGCGTTGCTGGCCCGCGCGACCATCGAGCAGACCTCGCCCACTGACGCCACGGCGGGGCGGCTGCTGGCGAACGGTGCTTGGTCGCTTGGCGCAAATACCGGCATCGCGGAGCCTGACGACTGGCACAATATTGGCAGGGCGGGCTTTTACCGTCCCGCGTCCGATGCGGCAAACGGTCCGCCGGGGACATTCAACTGGTCATCCATCTACCTTCCGGGTTTCAACGCGAACAACGGTTCAATGATTGCTTCGCGCATTTCTGGCAGTGCGCCTGCGCTGTACCTGAAAAACAAGGACAGTAGCGTCTGGGGCGACTGGTCGGAGATCTACACCGCCGCCCGCATCCTCGGCACCGTCAGCCAATCCGCAGGCGTGCCGACCGGGGCGATCATCGAAAGCGGCCTGACCGCCACCGGCGGCTACGCGATCTGGGCGGATGGCACGCAGCTCTGCTGGCATGACGATATCCAAGCCGTTTACAGCACGTCCTCGATCATGCTCGCGACGTGGGATTACCCTGTTAATTTCAAGGCGGGCACAGCCCCAAGTTTGTCCTTGCATGGCAGCAATACAGGCGCGGATTACGTGGGCCTGTCCACGCGCGATTTGGGCTGGATCGGGATAGGCGCCAGCGCGAGCACCATGTTGGCGAACATCTACCGCCCCAACGGCGTGACGCGCTCATTTGTCTCGGGTGATGAAATCAACAACATGCGCGCATTCGCCCTGGGCGAGGCCAATATCTGAGGAGACGATGATGATTTTGAATTTCAAGCCCAAGAAAAGGCCCGCGCCACTGGTCCTGAGCCGCAGCGGCGATACCATCACCGTCAACGGCGAGACGTTCGATTTCTCGCCCCTGCCCGACGGGGCTACGTTGCCGCGCGAGGCCATCGGAAGCGATTGGTTTGTCGGGCCGGTCGAGCGCATCGACGGCGTGCTGCACGTCACGTTGATGCTGCCCTTCGCCCCCGGTGCGCCCGAGGAAACGCGGTTTCCGGCCCCGATCACCCTGACCGGCGACGGACCGGTCAGCCTGCCCCCTTTTAGCGCCGAGGAGGCCGAAAATGCCGCAGATTGATTTCACCAAAGCGATCACGCCCGAGGCCAAGGCCGCAGCGGCGGCAGAGGCGATGCAGGCCCGCTTGACCGGGGCCATTGATCAGCATGTCGAGGCCACGGCGCAGGCGCGCGGCTATAACAGCGCGGCGCATATCGCGGGCTATGCCACAAGCACAGTGACGGACTGGCAGGCCGAGGCGCAGGCATTCGTGGCGTGGCGGGACGATGTGTGGCTGACCGCGTTCGCCATCCTTGATGACGTTCAGAGCGGTGCGCGCGACGTGCCCGGCGAGGCCGATCTCATCGCGGAATTGCCGGTGATCACATGGCCTTGATCGAGATCATCGTCTGGGTGCTGTTCGCGGCGGCGCAGTTGGCCGATGTGCTGACGACGCGTCGCTTGCTCGAACAGGGCGGGCATGAGCGCAACCCGGTGGTGGCGTTCATCATGGGCCGCTTGGGCGGGGCGTGGTGGCTGGCGAAGATCGGCCTCGCGTGGGTCGCTGCGGGCCTCATGCACTGGGCCGGATATCCGCTCGGCATTCTGGCGCTGGCCGTCCTGACTGGGGCGGTGGCGGCGAACAACTGGCGACAGATCAAGGGGTAAGTAATGGAGCAGGAATGGCAGTGGATCATTGGTCTGGGCGTCACACTATCGCTTGGCTGGGGGTCCATCTTGGCAGGGGTGTTCTGGAAAATCATGGCGATGATTGGAAAAGCAGACGACCAAGCGAAGGAGGGGGACAAGGAATTGCACGGGCGCATCACGCGCCTTCGCGAGGACACGGTTCACAAGACAGACCTGACCGAACTATCCGCCCGCCTGAGCAAAGACTTGCATGAAATCCGAGACGAGCAGCGCACCGCGAACAACGCCACGAATCTGCGGCTGGATGCGCTCCTGAACGCCATCGCAAATCGGAACGACGGGAGACCGAAATGAAAACAGTAAAGAACGCAAAGCGGATCGCGCTTCGGTCCTATTCCATGTGGGCCAACTATCTCGGGATCGCCGCGCTGATCGCGCCCGAGGCTATCTATGCGCTCTGGCAGATCGACACCAACCCGCGCCTGTGGTGGATCTTGGGTCTCGGGCTCATCCTCCTCGGCATTCTCGGTCGCCTGATTGACCAAGGCATGACGCGCAGCCCTGTTGCTGTGATGGTCGCTGCACTGTTTCTCGCGATGGCGCAGGTGCCGGATCGTGTGCAGACCGAACCGCTCTCACCGTCTTACACGGTGCAGGACGTGCTGGCCGTCGCCGTGCCGCTGATCCGAAAATGGGAGGGCGCGCACCGCTGCGATGATCGGCCCGCGCTGCACTGTTCCTATCTCGATACCATAGCAGACCCGCCCGTCTGGACCGCCTGCCACGGCGAGACGCGGGGCATCAAGGGCGGTATGCGGTTCACCGACGAACAATGCCGCGACATGCTTGCTGAGCGCGTGCTGGAATTCCGCAACGGGTGGCGGGGCTACTTGACACCGGAAACACGACTGACGCGCCTACACGCGCCGCGTGAGGCCGCATTTACATCGCTGGCCTACAACGTGGGCATCGCGGGGGCGGGCCGCTCTACAGCAACGCGCAGGCTCAACGGTGGTGACGTGGCCGGGGCCTGCACCGCGATAGGCTGGTGGAACAAGGCAGGGGGCCGCGTCGTGCGTGGTCTGGTCAATCGTCGCGCCGAGGAGGTCGGGATGTGTAGGCGGGGGCTGACATCATGATCGCCCGGTATCTTCTGGGTGGGCTGTTCCTTGCCTTGCTGGCTGTCGCGGGATGGGGCGCGTGGGAACGCGCCGGTCGGCAGGACGCGGAGGCCGAGGCGGCGCATTACGCGAGCGAGCTGCGGGTTGCGCGCGAGGTGGCCGAGCAAGCCCGGCTGGCACGCGAGGTCGAGGCCGCACATCGCGCGCGGGAAGCGGCGCGGGCCGCAGAAAAGCAACGGGCGCTTGAGGCCCTCATGACGGGAGACTTTGCCAATGCGGACACGCCTGTTGATCCTCGGATCACTGAGTATCTTGACTGCCTGCGCCGAGCCGATGGTCGAGACCCGGATCGTTGTGCCGACTATCTCGGCGGACCTGCGAACGCCGGTGCCAATCCCCGCTAGGCGGGTGACGACGCTGCGGGCGTCCACCGCGCTCAACGGCGAGCTGATCGACGCGCTCACGACGGCCAATGCCCGGATCACGACCATCGACACCATCCTGACCCGTGCCGAGGCGGGGGCCGAAGGTCGGCCCCGCTGATCGACTGGAGGCAGGGACGCTCGACTCGAGTACTGGTAAATGAGCCTGCTTCGTCAGTTCATTTTGCGTGTTGGGAGAAATTTGCAGACTCTTGCATCGTGATCGTAAGCCTCAACGGTGCTCTCGCATGAATGTCGGGTATAGTGATAGTCGAAATGGGTGTTCCAATATATCAGCACCGAATGGATGTGATCGCAGTGGCGTTCCATGCAGACGTAGGGCGCTGTGGCAATTTCGTATTTGAAGCGATCCCAGTTCCTCAAAGTCACCGCCTCGAGCAAGTAGCGCATCGTGCTGTCTGCAGATAAAACGGTTTGGCTTTCGTTGCCTGAAGGTATGACCGGGGGCAGTGCTGCAATTTCACCGAGCAGAGACATGTTCCGCGCGAGTTCTCTCTGCAAAAGCTCGAGTTTCCTTTTTCGTTCTCCGGCGCGATGAAACATTGGCAAAAATAAAGCTACGATCGCTGCCATGGCGGCTCCGACTTGTGCGCCCGTTGTAATGTACTCGTACTCAATGAGATCCATTGCAGCCTCAAGTAGTTGCGTGGAAAAGTGGGCGAGACTGTCTCGCCCACTTTAAATTTATTCACTCATGGAGCGATCAGCAGTCGCGTGGTTTGCGACGCGTGTGGGGCTTGACCTTTACGGTCTTTGGCCCTTTAGGTGGTGTAGGGCAGCCACAACTGCCTTTCTTCGTTGCCACTGGAATCACCTCCTTTCGGCAACATGGGGTCCACGCCCAAAACGAACGGGGAGGCTATTCTCGCATGCCAGTACTAGTGGTGCGCGAATCGGCCTCCCCAATATGGGCCATTCCAGTATACAGGTTGTGGGCATCGCGCGTTAGGCTTGCTATACAGTGTCCGTGTCCCCCTTATTTTTCAGGCCTTGGGGGTTTTTAGTGTGATGACCTGCGCGCCCGTGCCGGTGACATGGTCGGCCCAGGACTGCATGACGGGCCTGCGTCGATCGAGCATGTCGGAGCGGGCGTAGCTGCGTTCGACCCGTCCGCCGATCACATGCGCCAGGATCGTTTCTGACACGTCCCACGGGCATGCGTCGGTATCCTGCACCCATGTGCGAAAGCTGGTGCGGAACCCGTGCGGACGCCCGTCCTCGCCCATGTGCTTGAGGTAATTCGACACGGCGGAATCGCTGACCGGCCGCCCGCGCGGTCCTGCGAACAGGTATTCGCCGCCGAGCGCCTTGCGCGTCTCGACGATTTCCAGCGCCGCCTCTGACAGCGGGACGCGGAAATCCCGGACCTTGCCCACCTGACCCTTCATGCGATCGGCTGGCACGGTCCACACATCCCCCTCGATCTCGTCAAATCTCGCGCCCCGGCACCCCGAGGCCCGCACCAGCGTGAGCATCATGAAGCGCAGGCAAGAGGCCGTCGTGCCCCGATGCTCGAGTCGCGCGAACAGCGCCGGGATGTCCTGCCAGGGTGTGGCGCTGATCGGTTCCGGCGTGTGGATGACAGCGCCAAGCATGTGCTGCGCCGCGTCCACCGTGAACATATCGCAGTCGTATCCCATCAGCTTGCCCTGGCGAAAGACGATGCGCAGGCGCTGGATCGCCTTCTCGGCCGTCGGGTGCTTGGTCCGCCAGATCCCCGAGAGCGTGGCCTTGATGTCGTGCTGGCGGATTTCGCTGATCGGCTTGCGGCCGATCTTGGGGAACACATGGCGTTCCAGCGGGGACAGCCACCGCGCCGAGCGGCCCTCGTTGCGCAGCGTGGCCTTGCGCGACTCGAGCACGTCGCGGGCCAGCGTTTCCAGCGTGGGATCGTCGCGCTCGATCTCGGCGCGCGCGGCCTCGATCGCGGCCCTGCGTTCGGTGATCGGATCGCGCCCGCGTGCCAGCACCAGCGCCCACCTGTCGCGCTCTGACCGGGCCTCGGACAGGCTGACGCCCGGCCACGTGCCCAGCCCCATCTGCCGCCGCTTGCCGACGAAGGAATAGCGCCAGACCCATTTGCCGCCGTCCTCGGCCTTGTGCAGCTCCAGCCCGTTGCCGTCGCCGAGCCTGCCCGGCCCGGCTTTCCTGATCGCAATCGCTGTGAGTTTGCCCATGTTCCAGCCCGCCAGATAGTCCGCCACCGTGACACCGGATTGCATCACGCCGGGCCGGTCTGCGCCGGACAGCAT